CGACCACGGGCGCACGGCGGTCAGCTGGGCGCTTCGACGACGTAGAATCTCGACCCGTCGTTCACCGCGCTCCCCTCGCCATCGCGGAACCGGATCAGCCGCTCATGCACCGGCTGGCCGACCCAGGCATCCACGACGAGCAGCCCCTCGTCCGTCTCGGCCAGGAAGATGGCGACGTGGGATGATCCGTCCGTTGCATTGGCATAGCGGTCGTCCGCGTCGAACGTGCCTATGACGGTGCCTGGGGCGCATCCGCTGCCCCGCACATGCTGGCCGCGCCGCAGTGTCGAGGAGTGCGTCACCCCGGCGACGATCTGGACGTGCCTGAGACAATGGCCGTTCGCCAAGACCTCACCGAGCCCTTGGTGTGGGTTTTTCGCGATGAACACTACTCGCCGCCGCCCGCCGGCTTGATTGGCAGCGTCGAAACGAGTCGCTGCACCTCATCCTCCCGCCAGATCACCGCGTCCCCGGTCTCTGGATCGAAGGTCGACAGCGTCAACCAGAATCCTATCTGTGAGCGGTGGACAGTGATACGTCGGTTGCAGCTGCCCAGCGTGCAGTAGGCGCCCATGCTGTCGCGGCGGAACGGACAGCGGTGCAGCAGGCAGCGGATGCCGAACCAGTTGGCGAGGCTCAGTTCAACCGGCATCTCCGCCTCTACCGGACCCATCACCGCCCCTGTGCCCGGCGTGCGGACAGCAGTGCGGCCCCGGTGCGCCAGCTGGGTTTGGCGCCGAAGTTGGCCTCGGCCACCCGGATCGCCTCGCGTGGCGGCGGTGCTGGTGCTGCACCATTGGCCGGCGCCATCTGCACCGGCGCCCGCGTCTTTGCCCCCTCCGACAGCCGGTCATACATCGCGGCTTTCATCAGCGCCTCGATGTGGCGGGGATCGACGACGCTCTTGAGCTCGTCCCTGGTAAATCCCCCCTTGCTCTCGGCCCACTCCACGATGGTCTTCTGCAGTTCCGCCCGCTGGCCCGGATCACGCCACACCGGGTAGCGCTCGCTCAGATACTGGTTGCCGCGCTCGGTGGCCTCGGCGAGTTGCCTGCTCTGTGCGCCGGTCTGCACGCCCATAATCTGCTGCAGCCGCTCGAGTTCGGCCCTGCTGGCATCATGCGCCGCCAGCTGCTTGAGATACCCATGCGGGTCGCTCTCGGCGAGTGCTGGATCGGGCCGCGGCGCCATCTGGAAGCTCTGTGCCAGGCGGTTCAGTTCGGGCTGCAGCAGCGGCAGCACGGTGGCGAAGGCCTGATGCTGCTCGTGGAGTTGCCGCAGTTGCTGGGCCTGGTCGTTGACCCGCTTCTGCTCGGCCGCCAACGCCTGGGTTTTCTTGGTGTAGTCGCCGTATTCGGCGATGGCCTTGCGCAGATCGTCCGCGGCGTAGTCCCGCCCGTCGATGGTGTAGCGGTCCGGGGCTGCTGGCGCACTGGACTCTGGTGGCGTAACTCCCTCTGGAGCCTTAAGCGCCGCGGCCAGGGCGTCTGGCTTGGACTCTACTGCCGGTGCGGGGACTGCCTCGTTTCCCGCCTCTGTGGGGCTCGCTGAGGCCACCCGCTCGTTGGGCGATGGTTTCCCCGCCGCGGGCGTGGCAGCGGTGTCAGCAGCGCTAGGATCGGCTCCGTTGGCCTGTCTGGCCTCATGCCGCCGCTTGCCCAGCATCCGGGCGGCATCCCGCACCGTCAGCGCGCCTGGGGTGACGTTCGGCGTCGGCGCCTGTGTCAGTCCGCCCGGCGCTGGTGCGGCTGGCGCGGTGGTTCCTGTGCTCTCGCTCATGGCTACTCAAAGCTCCTGGCCCTGTTGGCCCTATCGCGCGCACTTAGCACCCACTCGATGGAGCGGTTGAGGTCCTCGCGCAGACGCTCCACCGCGAGCACCATCATCCGCGCCCGTTCCCGTTCCCCTGGGTCGGCCAGCTTTATGGCGCGCAAGGTCTCCTCGCGGACGATCTCATCCAGGGCACCCTGCAGCACCGGATCGTCCTGCAACCGTGCCGCGGCGTTGGCCGCCACGAGTTGCTCGGTGGTGACATCGCTCATCCAGCCAGATCCGGCGCTGGTGGCACGCCCGTGGGATTAAGCGTCGGCCGCGCCAGCAATGGCCCCACACTGCCCAGCGCGCTCTTGGTCGCCATCTGCCCGCCCGGCGTCGGCATCCCACGTCCCATCAGCGCATTGCGCACCGCCATGGCCGTGGCGGGATCGGACGACCCAGCCGGCGGCATCATCGGCGGCGCCATGCGTGGTCCGGCGGGGTTCGGCGGGGTCATTGGCGGCCTGCCGGCGGGGTTCGGCGGGGTCATGGCGGGGTTCGGCGCCTGCGGCTGCGACGTGGCCGGCGGCTGCGGCGAGGTCGCCGGCGGCACCGGGCTGCTGCCCAGCAACGCGATCGGCGGCGCCGTCGATTTCATCGCCGCCTGGAACTCCTGGATTGACGGCAGCGGCACGCCATACTGCCCATGCGCCACATAGGCCCGCACCCAGTTGTCGAGCGCCGCCTTGTCCCGCTCACGCTCGTCGTTGCTCACCAACTGCGCCCGGTCGGTCTGCGCCTTCGCGCGCGAGGCCTCGGTGTCCGCTCCGGTCTTCGCCTGCTGGACCTGCGCCAACAACAGATCCGTGTTTGGCGGCGGGGGCGGCGGCGGTGGCGGCTGCCATCCAGGCGGAAGCGATTTGAAATAGCTGCTGCTGTCACTGATGTTCGCAGTCTCAAGCAGCCGCACCAGCGTATTGCGATACTCCGGTATCCCGGCCAGGGGGTTCTCCATCCCCCCGATCTGCATAATCTGCTCCTGCTTCGTCGCTATCTGACTAAGCATCGCCATGCGCTCCATGGGTGTGCCACGACCGCCGACGTTGACCTCTACCTCCCAGTCCGTCGCCAACGCCCGCGGATCAATCGCTATCCACTGCCCACGTAGCAGGATCACGTTCGGCCGGTCCTGCTGCCGCGCCAGCATGCGCAGCAACCCCTGATACAGCGGCGCCAACCCGGTCTCGACGAGCGTCCTGGCCACCATGTCGAGGCGGTCCTGAGCCGCAGACGATTGCTGCGACACGGCAACCGGCGCCGTGCTCTGCAACTCGTCGATCGTCAGCCCAGACGATGCCTTGGTGATGCCGGTGCGGCTCTCGCGTATGGATTCCAATACCTCGAGGACCGGGATGGCCTCCTTGCCCATGAACGGCTTCGTTAGTTCCTGCACGGCACCCTGCTGGCTCACCCGGATGATGCTGCCGATCGCGGTCTGCTTCACATCGGCCAGCGTGGCGTGCCCGACCTCGACCACCGTGCGCGGGAACATGCTCTGCCCCAGGCTGTCCAGCACCGCCCGCATCACCCGGCTCTCGGTCTTCTGCAGGTCCATCACCATGTCGGCCTGGCTGGACCCAATCACCCGCCCCGGCTCGCGATACGGCGTAAAGCACGCCAGCGGCGTCTCATCCGTGCGATCCCACTGGATCAGCTTTTCCGCGTTCCCCAGCATATGCACATGAATGAGTTCCGCGATGTTGTCGCCGTCGGTGTCGGTCCGTATCCACCCCTCGACATACCGCACATTGCGCAGGCTCTTGTCGTTCGGCGGGCTGGTCGGGATGTTCTGTCCGCTGGCCCAGTCCCGGCTGACCGCCTCCCGCCGCTTCTGCGCGGTCATGGAGTCCGCGTGCGCCATCACCTTGTCTTCCGGCAACCCCATCTCGATCAGTTCCGACGCGGTCACATCCCGCACCTGGAAGATCGCCTTGGCCTCCTCGATCGTGTTGGCGTCCGCCACGATCCACACGCTCTCGGCCGGCACCGCCAACACCTGCGGCCAGCCCTGCTGCGAGCTCCTGGTGATCCTTGCTTCCCACAACTCCGCAGCACCACCCTGCTGCAGCCACATCATGCCCTCAGCGGTCTTCGCCACGGCCGCCTGCTCGGCCTTGGTCATCGGCCGCCGCACAATGCGCTGCGCCTGGATGCCGGGGTCAGCCAGCAGCATCTGCAGCTGCGGCAACAGCAGCCCCTCGCAGACCTCGGTGCGGATCTGCTGTCGCTTACCCCAATACCAGCGCACCCACCCCGCCTTGCGGGTCAGCGCATCGAGCAGCACGTCATGCAGCACCTGCCAGCCCTTGTTCGCAGTGAACAGCGCCCAGCGGCAATAGTCAGTCGCCTGACGTGCCAGCGCTGTGGCTTGGGCGTCCGATCCCGCCGGGTTATCCGTGCTTATGGGTGAGAAGCTGACCGGGTCATCGACGCCGGTGAACACGCGCAACAGGCTCGGCAGCGTGCTGCGGATGGTATCGCGCACGACGGTCATCACCAGCTGCGACCGCCCCTTCTCCTCATCGCCGAACGGCAGCCCGTTGTAGTATTCCGAGGCGTTCACCCGCTGCTGGCTCAGCGCCTGGTCATACTGCTGCGCCTCCTGGAAGTAGAACCGCGCCACCGCCTGGATCTCGCTGTCCTCGACCTGCAGCCGCTCATAAATTATCTCCTGTTGCCACGGCACCTCTGACGGCTTGACGCTCGGCCGCAGCCCAGCCGCATACGGCCGCAGCTGCGATGGCAGCCCATCGTCGGTATCGTCTGCCGTGTCGGTGTCCCGCTTCGGCAGCAACTGCAGCATGATCTGGTTGATGCTCGGCCCCTGCTCTACCGGCCGCATCAGCCCCGGCAACGGCGGCATGGGTGGCGGGCCGTAGCTCTGCGCCGATGGATCGAGCAGGCCCTGCGGCGCGCCTTGTGGCAGCAGCGCCGGAGGCCCGGTCGGCGGCATCGTGGGAACCGTGGCGCTCATGTGCGCCTCCACCTCTGGCGAGGCGGCGGCCTACGGACCAACCAGCGCCCGTATTCCTCCCAGGCAAACGATGCGCTTGCCGCGAATACCTCGCTCATCGGCTGTGCCGCAGCGCGTTGGGTGGCAATTCACCACGCGCCACCATGCCGCGGTAATCCATCTCCTGCTCTCCGCGGCCGCAGTGCTTCGACACGTCACGCTGCCGCAGCGCCCCAGCCAGATCCGTCATGGCAGCCTGCAGCGCCTCCACGTCCCGCCGCATCTCCAGCACCTGGCGCAGCAACTCGCCCAGCAGCGCATCAGTCGAGGTGAACGTCTGCTGCTGCATCGGGTTGGCTTGTGCCTGCTGGTAGTGCTGCATGGCCACAACGTTGGGGGTCATTCGCTCACTCCGTTCATACCCGGCCTTGTCGCCAGCCGAACTGCCATCTTCATGTCATCCAACCGCAGATCGATCGCCCTGCGGATACCCGTCAACAGATCCATCATCTGATCGAGACCGTTCGCTCGCTGCGTAGCGTTCAGCGCCGCCACAACGGCAACCAGCCGCTCGTCCACCGTCCGGGCCTGCTCATTAAATGCCCTGACAACCTTCTGCTCGAGTGCAGCAAACATCTGCTCCATGTCAGGAGGCGGCGGCTTGTCATCGAATGACAGACCATGGGCCTCCAGCGCTTCCCTGACTTCCTTCAGCGCCTTGCGCCCGAAGTTCGGTATGCGCAGCATCTGCTGTGGGCCACAGCGCAACAGATCGTCGGTCGTCTTGAACCCCTGATCTCGCAATGCGTTAAGACCGCGAGCGTTCAAGCCAAGGTCGCCTAGCGGTATGCCTGCCATCACTCCATGCCCCTAATCGATTCGCGCACAGGCGTTTGGCTATACAGCCAGCTGTCACTCGCCGACGACACGCCCAACCCACGGTCACACAGCGACAGCAAGAACGCATCGGCCCGGTCCGGCGAATGCAGCCCCCGCGTCCGCATCTGCTGCTTGCTCTCGATCTGGATCCGCCCGTCGCTGGTGAACGCATACCGCGGCGCCACAAGCTCATCCCGCAGCTGCTCGTCGCGTGGCAGGCGACAGGCTCTGCTCTCGAGCCAAACTCTCCCGTTCCCCCAAAGTTCGTCTCTGAGCCTGACATACCGTCCCGTCGTGCTCGGCGCCTCGCCCACGTTGACGCACAGCACCGGCAGCCCCTGTTCCATAAGCCGATCCGCAACACCCGCACCGATGCCGATCGCATCGACGCAGATCAGCATCGGCTTGCTGGCAACGCTGAGGTCGTATTCGTATTTGATGGCGCCCGCGAGTTGCATGGTGTCGAAGCCCTGCCACACCCGCGGCATCTCGGTGACGACGTAGCCCCGCCGTTTCACCAGCACCGACGCATCATCGCCGAACCGCGCCACGTCGAGGCCCCATATCTCCGGCTTGGTCATGTCCAACGGCACGTCGCGCTGCATCGCCTGGTCGACGAGTTCCGCGCTGATGAACGTATCGCTGTCCGCGTTGGGAAACTCACCCAAACACCGGATGCGATAGGCGTTGCTGTCCGTGCCGTAGCGCTGCTCGATCTCCTCGATGAACTGCTTGGTCACACGCGGGCTGTCGGTCGCCGCCACCCGCAGCGTGAACCACCGCCCGCGTTCGGTG